TCCCTTACCTTATCAGACTACCTTTAATATACAATAAAAATGTCCATTTGTCTACATCTCTATATTGAAAAAAGCCTCGTTGTTGAGGCTGTTTAACGTTAAATGATAATTTCTCGTCCATTTTTAAACTTGAACTTAATCTTATTGTCTTTGTTTACGACCGCTTCGTTTACCATCGTATTCCAAAGAATTGGTTCAAACTCTTGGATGAATGATTGCTTGTGCTTGATCTATTTAACGAAATATTTCATCGCTCCTCAATGGTTAATGGCATCTTTTTTTGATTTTGCCGGTATAAAATGAAAAAACCTCATAAAAGGATAATTTTCCTAATACGAGGTCTAAGGTAGTGAACAATTAAATGGCATAAATATAAGTCAAAATAAAAAAAGTAGCATAACAAGCGGAATGGTTACCGACATGTTATGCTACATATATATTATATCAAATTTATACATTTTAGTCAATAATAAATGGCTTCATATGGCTTTAAAAGTCATTTTTATTTTGGTTTATTAATTTGGTTAGAAACATCTATAATCGATTCAATAATTCCGTCAATAGTACCCAGATCAATTGTAATCTTCTGATCAAGCAGGAACTGATTTATATTTGAGATCACGTATTTCTTCTTTTGATCGCCTTTGGTATAATTCTTTTCTGCATCAATACAAAGCTTTCTAATTTGTTCTTCGACTTTGATAAATGTTTCATAGTATACTTTTGCTTTCGAGTTTCTTTTTGACCAGTAACCTAATCCAATAGATACAAGTGAAAGTATCACACTGATGATGGTCGTTATTAATTCTGTATTATTCATCTTTCTTATCCTCACCTTTACTTAGCACTTCAAGTGCATTTTTAATCATTCTAGGAACAGGCAATCCTGCAAGCGTTGAGTTTTCTAGGATACTTACACCTTCCATCGATATGAAGGCGATCACAGCTCCATCTCTTACAAGATTCGTACCTAATACAATATCTAGCTGTTCAGCTAAGGCAACTAAAAACAGAATGAATATTTTCTTAGCTAGTCCTTTAATACCAGCTTCACTACTCACTCTGCCATTTTTTGTTTTACTACTCTTCTTAAATACGATTGCTAAAATTAAACCAGATAGAAAATCAATAATCATGAAGATTATGAGTGCGATTAACAATTTATCAAATCCTCCAAATAGGTATGAGGCTAAGGAACCAATGGATCCTACAATTGTTAATATTAAGTATTTAACTTTCAAGTTCTCAAACCTTCTCTAATTGTAATTATTTCGTCAAGATATGTTTTTAACTGGGTTAAGTGGTCAGGTGTGTTCAACTCTTTATCCCAGTTTTTCTTATGTTCAAACACTTTGTTCAACCACACCTCATTTAGGTTGACATCGTATTTTCCTGTTTCTAAGTATTTCTCTAAAATACCCCTAATTCTAATAATGTGATAGCTTCTTTTGACTATCACCTTTTCAACATTGACGAGTTGATTGAAATACTCAATGACTGCATCTAGGTATTGAGGTAATACATCTTCAAACTTCAAAGCTGTGATACTGTTATATTCCGTTTGATAACTTGGATTTAGATAGATCAGATTATCTGCCATGTTGATCACATCATCCGAATGAATCAGGTTGTAAAGTGGCAATGTGTCATTCATAGACTGTCTTTGTAAAAAGTTCTCATATCCATAAGCGAATATATCAACGCCTTCAATTGAGGCGTGAATGATGCCATTGAAGCTACTTAGAACTACCGTTAAATCTGTGTCAGACTTTTTTTGCTTCGTCTTGTAGTTATCCGAGCCACAGTAATAAATAAACATGACTTCATTCATAGCAAACATGTTCACTACGATTTCTGTTAGCTTGCTGTTAGTAAATTTTCTAGGCATCATACACCCTCCTCTACTTCTAAATCATCTGCTGACTGTTCAAAACCCTCAACGTTTTCTTTTAACCAAAGATACGCAATACCTCTAGGATCCTCATTGATAAATAAATCAAAATCAACATCAGGTACTTCGATATCTACGACTTCTAAAGGCTCACAATTATCAAATCTCTTATCCTTTGAAATGTAGGATGCGACACAAAGTAAAATCTTTCTACTTCGATAATTCATATTGATACCGATGATACGGTGATAACTAACATCTACCCCTACCCTTGATTGTAAGTTTTTAATTATTGCCATTTTATATTCCTCCTCCTATTAAGAGCCATATACTTTGGCTCCATTAACTGTTTCATTTGTAATTTGACTCCCATTTAGCGAGTTTGATGTGACTTTACTTCCATTTAATGTAATCAGTTCAGTAGCACCAGATGAACCAGTGATAGTGATAGTTCTTCTTGTTGAACCTGGAGCTTTAAAGAATACTTCAACATAATACGTTCCTGGGCTAACCCCAGTAAATGAAACGCTATAAGCCATGCCGCTTTGTAAATCGTTGATGTCATCATAATATAAAGACTTTACATAAGTTCCACCAGTTAGTGCATCATACAGACTTAAAGAAAAACCAGGTAATGAGACTCCACTACCTGATAATGTGAAATTAATCACTAAACCAATGTTTCCTGTATTTGCTGCACTTGTAGGACTTATACTACGGATGGTTAATGTATAAGCCATACTAGTTAACCAACCAAATACGTTCTAAGTAAACAGTTGTTGATGTGTTCGTAGTCCATGCGATTGATGTGCCACTAAAGTTTCCAATCAAATGTCTTAAATATCCAATCGTCATCGTATTTGAGATTGAGTTTGAAACATATGCTTTGAATGAATGTGTTTTGAAATATTGGCCATCGAAGGTAGTCCATGAATAAAGTCTATCGTATGTTGGACTTGCTGATGTTGTGCTATTCGTACCCATCCTACCGTAAATAATATGTGTTTCATAAGAATCTGTGGCTGTAACGGCTCTAACCTCAAACGCTAGGATCTTACCATATAGATTAATCGATCTATTGAGCGAAATGTTATTAACTGTAATGGTCGTAGGTATCGAAAGATTGCCCTCATATAATAGTGAGAATCCACCACCTATTTTAATGACACTACTGTTACCTCTGATGTATAATTCATTATTTGTTGTATCGAAACCCATCTCACCAACTTGAGTCAAATGGCTTGTGGTTGGAACCGATGTGCCTCTTTTAACTCTGATGATTGCCATTAATATATTCCGCCATCAATAACCGATGTTGGTGTGAGTACTTTTGTTTTATCTATACCGATGTAATAAAAAGTTTTAACTGGATTATAGTTTGTATCCTGAATACTATGGAGTACTAATCCATTATCAAGAACTGATGCATCGAATGATGTCTTTGTCGTATCGAACTTAGCACCTACACCTTGCATAAGCGCAACATTTTTCACATTAGCAATCTTTGTTCTTTGGTCATCAGTTAAGTGAAGATTACTTGATACGTGTGCATTATATGTACTTGCTGCAAGACCACCTAATTCAGCTAATGTGATAACCACTGCACCTGTTTTAGAGTTAACACTTGTTACAGGGCTTACAGCTGGAATAATTGATGTTGGAAGTTTTCCATCTGCACCAATTAAAGGCACCGTACCATTCGTTGTACCTGTATTCTTTTTGGAAGCTGTTCCAAGTCCAAGTGCACTAATCTTTGAATCCATCGTAGCTTCAGCATTTGCTTTACTTGCAAACTCAATATAGTCATTACTCGTTAATGGATTTGCACTTGAACCAGTTTTATCAGCTTTTGATATATATAGATTCGTCCCATTTAAATCGATTAAAGGTTCACCAGCTTTAATCGTACCTGCTGTTCCCACAATAGGTCCTGTGCCAGCAGACGTTCTTCTTTTAATTTGTATAACTGCCATTTTCTATTTCCTCCTTAGAAACGATATATAATGACTCGATTGATTGTGTGAGTAGTTGAGCCACATGTAAAAGTTGTATTGCCATTTTGATATGAAACAAACATTGAATATGTAATACCGTTGTACGTGTATGCTACCGAAGTACTCGATCCTATGATTTCAAAAATCAACGGTCCTGGTAAATTCACAACCGTTCCATTGCTTAAAATAATCATGATGAATGCTCTAATTAAGTCATTTGAATAATAATTACTTATTCGATAAACACCTTGAGAAATATATGTCGGATTAATGATGATTGGTGATGTTTGATTTCTAATCTTTTGTTCAAGGTTATAGACCAAACTATCTGCATTTAGTAAAGTTTGTCTATTAAACATATTATTTAGTGTTACTGATGTTGTTGTTTTTGAATACGCACATAATGCAAACTCGTACTGACCTTGACCACTACTTAAATCATTTTGAACTAAGTTAGGATAGGTAGATGCTTGTTCTTTTACATAGATTGAGACTTCATTACTTGTTAAATCGACATTTAAAACGACATATCCAAGTCGATTTGCATTTGGTGTAACGACGACTTGCGTATTATTTTCAATATAGATTAACCTACCTTGAACCATGACATACCCATCCTCAAATGTGATAGTATTATTGGCAAGCGTATAAAACACACTGCCTCTACTTCCCTGCAAGACACCAGTACCTACTGCAAAGATAAAATCATTTAAGTCTGCATCATGTTTTGATGTTACACTTGAACCATCAAAGGTTATTTTTTGAACTCCCATTAAAACTCTCCTCCATCTAAATCAGAATAACCACTATTATTCACTGTGACATTCCCTACCTTACTATTTACGTTTTTGCTTAATATTTGAATCTTCTCAGTCAGTTTCAAGCGATACTCACCAAGTGTGATGGTTGCTACTTCAAAAGTATTTGTATACTTAATACCGGTAACCAAAGAATCATAGCGTTTACCCTTATAAATAAACTCAACGAAATCACCAATATCTAATGTTCTTAAAACATCTAACGAGTGATTCTTTTTTTGGATCATAAAACTAATTTGATGATCTGTCTTATCAACACTAAGAACTGAGCGAACTTTTGTCTCTAAATCTAAGTAGTCGTTATCTGAATAAGTCTCAACCTTTGATATGACTTTCGGATACCTTAGATTACTTGTATTGTCTTTTGTGATGGTGCCATCAGTTAATAAGTAATAAATAACTGTATCCTTAAAGAATAAGTTGCTTGTCTTTGGATAATAGATGGCTTTATTTGTGCTTTCTTTACTTGAATCATTGATGATTAAATCTTCTAATATAAGGCTATCTGCTTTTATCTTTAAGCCTCTTGTCACATTAACGATTCTTATTAAAATACCACTAAAACTTCCATCATTAAAAACCACTTCATGTTTGATATAAACACCATACATCCGGTTAGCCAGTTCCAAAAGTTCATAAATCGTCATGACTTTATCCGCATCAAAAACAAAACTACCCAGCTTCGATGTTTCCACACTGATGCTTAGGTAGTTTAAGTTTTGTTTGGTATCACTGTTTTGAAGATATGTTTTTCTAATTATTTCTTCTATATAGGTTGCGATATTTCCGTTGAAACTTTCGACTAACACTTCTACTTTAAATAACTCTTTAAAATCAACACTCGCAATAACAAGATGCGTTTTTTCATCTTCGATATTTTCTACGATACCAAAGTAACCACCATCTTCTTTTACATAAACATAATCACCAACTGCTACATTAAGCTTACTTTTATTGATCTTGAAATGGGATTTTTGCGTAATAACGATGTCATGTATAATTTCAAACTCATCACCTATATAAGCATGATCTTTATATGTGAAATTCAAGTGATCTAATATAATCAAGTCCATAGTAATCACCCCAGATGATATTCAAAGATATGAACTTTACATAACGTATCTTCCATCACACCAGATTTAAACTCTAATGTATTCCTACCTGGTTTTAGCTCGATAAAATTATCTTTTTCAAAATCCTGGTGTGCGTAGATATCTGTTTCAATGTCATTCTTAATCATTTTCAAATATTTATTGTCAGCTACGGATGATATTTGTATTTTGATATCTTCTTCGACTAAGTTTAATCGTAGACTTGAGACCAATATCCCATTTTGGGTCACATTAATTTCTGGATGATCGACTGACCCTTCCATTTCAATAATCACATTCGCATTAAATGAACCACCGACATCAATCGTCGTTTGTCCTTCTTGTGTAATTTGATAGGTGTAAGCATATGGGTAAGGATAAACCTTACCATCAAGAACTTCAGTTATATCGATGATGATTTGTCTTTCTTTAATCCAATAACTCTTCTTGTTCAATGTAATTTCACAGCTTAGTAATCCAGCTTTTATCTCTGCTTTGCTTAATGAAACCACGTCAACGTGAACATACTTTATATCATTGGAAACATAGTATAGTTTTAAATTATCTCGACCTTGATTTAAGTAGTCGATAAATCGTTGATACCCTTGATACCCATCCATAAAATTGAGCAGTCCACTGATTTCTGTTAAAGGCGTTTCTCTTTTGACCGTCTTATGGATATGTCCATATTTCAAGTACGTCATATTAAGTTGAAAACCTAATCCTAAAACATTCGATAGTAAGACACCACTGTGATACTTAAAATGGAATTGTTGGCCATGTTCATTCTCTAAGTAAAATCTTCTTGTCATATAAACTTACCACCTAACGCTCTGTTGATTGAATCAATATCAAAAGTGGATGCCGTTGTATTGATGGTGATTGCATTATTGGTTGTGCTCTTATTTGACGTTTGGTTACTCGTATTTGAAGTCTTTTTAAGATTGAATGTATCACTGAACCAACCGCCAACTTTACCGAATATGCCACCGACCTTTTCTTTGGTGTTATTAGCAAAGTTTGAAACACCATCGACGATATTATTAGCAACATCTGTTACACCTTTTACTGCACCACCTGCAAAGTTTGATACCGTATCAACAACGTTTGATGCAATACCTGTGACTTTATTTGCTACACCGCCAACAAAATCTCCAACTTTACCTGCTACATCTCCAATAAAATTGCCAATACCACCGACAACATTTCCAATCGTATCACCAATACCACCTAAAACACCACCAACAACATCTCCAACACTACCTGCAAAATCAAATATCTTTGTGAAGAATCCAATAATCGTTTCTAATATGTCTAATATCGGATTTAAAATGAACTCTAATGCTTTAAATGCAGGAACTAGGATTGCTTGTAAAACATTACCAACAATTTCAATGAGTGGTGAAATCATTTCAAAGATATCACCTAGAAATTCGAGTTGTTTAATCATTGGAGCTAGTATCATATCGATGATCGGCACTAATATGTCAATAAGTCTTGTGAATATATTGATAACTATCTCAACGATAGGCATTAATGCATCCATTAAAACTTCAACTATCTTCAAGATGGGTTCTAGGAGTCTCATAAAAGTCTCCATGAGTTTTTCTAATAGCTCTTTGAACTTTTCGCTACGCATTAAAGCCATAACTACAATGGCAATCAAAGCACCAATACCTAAAGTTGCAGCATTAATACCAATGCCAGCGATTGCACCAGCTGCACCGACACCTTTTAAAGCAACAGCTACTATCTTTAATATCGGACCAACTTTACCGATGATGTTTAATACGGGTCCAACGGCAGCTGCAAGTCCAACTAAGAAACCAATCAGTTGCTGTGTGCCACTACTAAGATTCGTCCACCATGAAATCATATTACTTACTGCGGGTATGAGTTTATTCGTGATCGCTTCAACGACATTTTGCATAGCTGGAACAAGTGCCACAGCAAGTTCGACTGAAAGTGCTGTTGTTGATTGTTTTAATTTATCCAGCGAATCATTAAATGCACCAGTTGTTTCAGCTTGTTCACTCGTAATGATACCAAGTGCCCTTGCTTGTTCTCTTAATTCGTTGATAGCTTCTGATTCCATATTAAGCATTGGAAGTAGCTCAGAACCTAATTTGTCACCAAATAAGTGGTTAGCAAGTGCAGTCTTTAATGATTGATCCTCAACTTTCGATAAGGCATCTCTCATAATCTCAAAAGCTTCACTCGTGTCCTTGCCTTCTAAATCTTCCATTGAAATACCAAGAGCATGAAGTGGACCAGCAATATTCTTAACATCGCCTAATGCAATATCAGCCAGTATTGAGTTAACCTTTACAAAAGCACGCTCTAAACTACCTGTCTCAGTACCAGCGATGGTTGCTACATGATTCCACTCTTGTAGAGCTTCAATGGACATCCCTATTTTTTGAGCAGTATCGTTAAGTGCATCAGCAGTGTCAGCACCTTTTTTAGCAAGTACACCTAAAGCAGTAACGGCACCTAGAATAGGAACCGTGAGACTTTTGGTTAAGATGCTACCAACCTTTGTGATATTGTCAAACTTAGCATTGCCTAAATCTTTAATCTTTGATTTTGTTTTGTCTAACTCGTTATTAAGTCGTTTTACTTCAGATTCACTATAAGAAACATTGCGTTGAACCTTTCTAAATTCAGCATCTGATGTTGTACCAAGTTTGAGACCTTGTTTTGCCTTTTCTAACGCTTTATTTTGCGTATCTAAGCGTTTTTTAGTCGTTTCAAGCATCTTATTCAATTGGGTTTGCTTCTTACGCCAAAGCTCAACGTTAGAGCTGTCATACTTTAGGTTTGTATTAATGGCACGCAGGTCTTTTTGCTGTTCTTTGAGCTCTTTATTAATCTCTTTTAATTCATTGTCAAGATCCTTGCCATCAAGACTTAACTTAATATTTATGCCTTTAATTGTCTCAGCCATCGTACTCACCTCCTTAACTACAATTAAAAAAGGACTTTCGTCCTTGAATAATTTCTAACTATTAAAATTTATACCAATTTATGAGCTAAATCTTTTATATCTTTATAGACTAAGAACCTCGAATCTGTTGAAACTAAATCGAATTCATCATCTGTGAATATGTCCTCTTGAACTAAAAAATTAATTTTTTTATATGAGATGTCAGCTGTCACTTTTTCAATCATGTCTTTTGTAAAAGTTTCTAACTCAATTGCTTTTGCACCTTCATGCATTGAAGTCATCCAAATGTTTGATTTCTCGTCATACCAAATCTCGTCATAATAAAACCAAATATAAATGTTCTCATCATCTGAAATAAACTGATCCTTGCTAAAATCTATCTTTTCATGTTTAGATATGGAAAATAAATAATTATAGAGCTCGTACGATTCGCTTCGTGTAATTGCAAAATTGTATTTTCTCTTTAGATTTTGATAGTAAGGGGATCTTTTGTACTTTATCATTTCAAACGGAGAAGGAACAATAATGACAATGAAAAAGATTACTAAAGCCATTATTGATACAACTAGTAAAATTGGAGATGAGATAGTCAACACTAATATGAATAATATTTTCTTGTACCAGACAAGTTCTTTAAAATAGTTCACGGCTTCGTTCCCCTCGAAATCAATTATAAATAAATTATACCAAATTATCTATTTATAGTAAAAACAAATCTATGTCTCTTTGAGTTGCTCTTTTCATTTGTGGTTCATTGGATAGTGTTTTGACCTCGAGCTCAATCAGCATTGCATATACATCAATATCGAAGTACTCTGTATCCTTTATTGAGATGCCAAGATGAGCAAGGTTATAAATGATATTGGCGGTTGTGTTTTGCTCATCTTGTATATCTACTTTGGGTCCTGTGTACCTTCATTACCACCTAACATTAGGGTAATTGTATTTGAAATGTTCTCAAGTTCCTTTACATCAGATAATACGCTAAAATCCAAGTCCATCAAGAACTCATCATAGCTCTTTTTTGTATATGGTTTGTGCAGAATGTAGATAATTCTAAAAAGAATATCGATGACCAATGCTGCATCCGTTTCATCTTTATTCAAGTTTTCAAGCTTCTTAATGTCACTGAATAACTCAGTTCCAAATACGTTACGATACGAAATAATAGTAAAAAGTGAAGACCTTAGTTTAAGATCCTCACCTCTTAGATTAATTGTTTTTTCCATACTATACACCTATGACAGGTAATGTCGGAACTTGTGCAAAGAACTGTTGATAATTTGTGTCACCAAATTTTGCTATCGTTCTAATCACAGATACATTGCCAACCTCAATTGGTCTAGCTGTAATTGTAATACTAACCGCATTCGGTTCGATTGATTCTGCTTTTGTTTTAGTCGCATCACTAACTGGACTTGCAGTACACAAGAAATACCAAATACGTCTTGATTTCACATCACCTTGAATCTCATATCCAAGTGCGAATGTTTTAGTTCTATGATTAACAATCTCTACAAGGTTGCCATTAGAATCTCTTGCAAATCCTAATATATCCACTTTGAAATCATCGTCAAGTTCGGTTAACTTTAAGGTGATATTTGATCCACTACTTGATGCTAGGGTTGCGACAATTTTATCATCAGCATAAACATCTGTTTTACCTGCAATGACTTCTGCACTAAGTTCTTGAGCTCCGTGTAGTTTCTTAGGTGTACCAAAATCCCATGTATCATCTTCGGTTGGTGTTGCAATTGCATAATGGACGTTCTTAAGTCCAAATGTTACTTTATTGCTCATTTTTATATTCCTCCATCTTTATTTCATAAATTCGATAAATGCCTGTATCGATGAGTGAATATTCGCTAATCATTCTAAAATCAATACCAGCATTTTGTAATACTTCTTCTAAACTAGATTCAATTGTTGTATCTTTTGTTTTGGTAACAAGTGTGATTTGAATCGTAACTTGCTTGATTAAATAAGAATCATCTGCATAGACCTTTGGATTTTTATTTAATTCCTGGTAGACAATAAAAGGCGGTTCAGCGTTTTCAGTTACATAAAGAGCATAATGAACATTACCAGGTAGTACGTCATTAAGGAGTCCATAAACGTATGTTAATCTTTCTTTAGTTCCCACGTATAATCCTCCTAATATCATCCAGCATTTTGGGTGTAAAGTAGTCAAATGCAGGTCTCATGAAAGGTCTTGCAGCGACATACTTTCCACTCTTATGTTGAAAACCAAATTCAATCAAATGAACCAATCTACCCTTTTCTTTTGCATGGATAACAATGGTTTTAGTGTGACCTTCACCAATGTCAGTCTTTATAAACTCATCTGCCATCGCACCTTTTCTACCGCTTCTAGGTGTATTAGAAATAACATACTCTAATATCAAAGCTGCCGTTTCATCAAGTTTTAGCTCAAGTTCCTTTTTAACTGACTCTGCATATTCTGATATTTCATGATTAATTTCATCAACAAAATCATTCAATGTAGCCATGAATATCACTCACCTTCATTTTTATTTCCATCAAGTAAAGTTCTAAAAACTGTCCTTGTAAATATGTTCGTTCAATTTGATAAATCAAGTCATCGATGATTGCGTACTTGCTTCCGTCATACAAGAAGCTTTGAACCTTAAGTGCCATGTCTACTTTATATTCGTTCTTTTTACTTTCATAATATTCTTTAGACGTTACTGACTTTGAAATGCCAATGACTTCTTTTTTAGAAATGAAACCATAACCTTGATTGCCGATCTCATCTTTAACTAATGTGATCTTTAATAAAGTCAGTCGAATATTAGGACTACTCGGAAACATGATAATCACCACTTGATAATGCTAATTGATTCAAGAGCATATCAAAACTCTTTGGTAAATCTTTAACAGAACCATCTACTTTAAATCCAAAGAAGGTCTTGCAGTAAATAACCACTAGCGAATGAGCTAACGGATGGTTCTCTACAACTGTTGGTGTAATCCCTGTCGATACGAGTAAGTTTTTACATGCACTGATGTGATTATTTAATTCATCATCAGCATATGTTTCACTGATTGGAATCAATAGTGATTTTTTTACTGTTTCAAGTAGTCCCATATTCTAACCTCTATTCTAGTCTTGCTTAGGCTTTCTTTTTAACTCTTAAGAAGCCTTTATATCCTACAACGTTACCGCCTGTAAATACGGACGCCTTGTAGCAAATGATGCCATCTTTAAACTTGTAATCATTAGACTTGCTAATCTCAACAGGTGAGAAAACAGGCACTTCATAATTGAGTAAGGATCCATATGCAAGACCATATTCTCCAGCTGCAGTGTTTGTATCTGATATAGCCTTACAATGAGAATTAATGATGTATGGAATACCATCAATCGTGTTGTTGATGTAGTCAATCGTGTGGACTTTTCTACCTTCTGCAGTACGTAAGCCAGCAAATGCTCTTAAATCATTCTTGTTAAGGATTAAGTATGCTCCACCTTCGACTTCTTCATCACCACCATAAGCAAAGATGATATCATCTAATGTTGAGTCAGTAATCGATGTGATTTCTAAATCAGCAGTATCCGATAAAGCGATTGCCTTATCACTAAAGATTCCTGTGAATGTATTGGATGTACCTGGACCTCTTAGGATTTGTTCACTAATCTTCTTTTTGAGTGATAGATTAATGTTCTTTAAGACTTCAGCTTGATATGGTAAGTTAGGTAGTTTTTCTAACTCTTCAGTGATTTCTGTATAAGCAGTAACTTTCACCTTAGTGATTGTTAAATAACCATACTCTGGTTCTGTTTCTGAATAAGGCTCACCCTCTCCAGTTAAACCAGCAATACCGCTACCTTTAACAAAAGATTTCTTATAGGTTTCCCCACCATTTAAGTTCACAACTTTTACCTTATCCACTAATGCAGATACTTGTGCAAATGGATGCGGTGCGATGCCATCGGCAACGTGTTCAGGTAATAGAATCTCTTCACTTGAAACTTGAATGACTCTACTTTCTCTTAAATTTTTACCACGTGTTTCTAATTGATCTTTGTCCACATGATTAGATCTTTCAATAACAACAGGGTTGATTTTCGTTTTATTTTGAATAGCGAGCTTTCTTTCGATTGTATCTTTCTCTTTATTCAATTCATCAACTTCAGCTTCTAATTGTTCTAACACTTCAAGTGTTACTTCCGCACCAATCAAACCTTTGATTTCAGTGATGCGTGCTTTAATTTCATTACTTCTTTTTTCTAAATTCATCTTCTTATTCTCCTATTTTTATTTTCAAATTTAGTTTTTTTCTTATAAGTTCAGCCTTCATATTTTTCTCTGCTAAATCCATAGTCTTTAGTTCTAAGTCCATAGCCTCTAAAGAACGAGCATAAATCGAAGTCTTATCATAAGCGGGTGTGTCAACGATTGAAACATCATATAAACGTTCAATCTTTCTGATAGTTCTTTTTGGAATATCACCATCACGATTCCATTCCTGCTCACTTACAACAAATGCAAAGCTCATCTTATCCAACAAGCCTGATTTGACCATCTTAAAGATATCTTGATTGCTTTGTGTATCTAGTAACTCAGCTCTAACCTTTAATCCGACATCATCACTTGTTAGAGTAAGTGAGCCGTTTTTAGTTCGAGCAATGATTAAAAATGAGTCCATGTGGTTATACTTCATTGGTACATCTTTGATTGCTGCATCCGTGATTGCACTTCTACTAATACTTTCGATAAACCCATAGGATTCATCACCTATTAAAGTGGGTTCATCATAAACGATCGCATAACCTTCTAAGACCATCTTGTCATCGGTTTCTTCTAGCCTAACTTCTGCTATTCTGGTTTCTTTCTTCATCGTTTCTCAACCTCCTTAGGTTTTGTTGCTTGCTTTTCATACACGTATTCAAGCTCATTGTCCTTGTATGAAAACTCATTAATTTTGTGTGTCTTACAAAAGGTTTCGATTGTATTAATTTTTTCTTTTTGTTCTTCTAAAACAGTATTTAATACATCTTTTGAAACCTTACCATTAATTGTTACTTTCATTTAAATCATCCTTCCCTACTTGATATTCGTTTGCTTTTGTAGCATCGACGTAATTGAGTGATTGTAATCTTCTATCACCGTTTTCAACAGGTTCAAGTCCTAACAACCCTCTTGATTCATTCAGTGACATAATGCCTAACCCCATGAGTTTTTCAATAGCTGTAACCTTTGTGTTCCAGGATGCGTATTGAAGTCTTTCACTGTAAAAGATAATCTCTTCACCACGCATGATTTCATTTTGAGTAAGCAAGCCTAAAGAAAAAGCCTCAGACATTTGAATGGCTAAAGGCTCGATGGTTTGTTCATAAAATGAGTTGAACTCATCTTCTGTATATTTGGAATGAAAGATTGGAACTGATACACCAAAGTAATCTAGGATTTTTGATTGTAAAAACTCTAAGGTGTCCTTATCTATTAGTTTTGGGTCTGTTGTTAAAGGAACATAATCACCTTTTAAATCCACAGGAATAATTGAACTGCCCTTATTTCTAATGGACTCTTTGAGTATCTCGTTAAATGAATCCAGTTGTTTCTTTTTATCTGTCTCACTTAGCATGGCACTCATTTTAAGAAGTCCCTTAATTTGCATGGAACTTTTAAGAGCATTATCAATGCCTTGAAGTACATTCTCATTGATTTGTATAGTCTTTAAGAGTGCTTCTTGGTCACCTTTTGAACTTGATCCTCCAAAGATCTGATTCGTATGGTAAAACCTTTTAATATGAATAATGTTCTCATATGGAATCGTGAAGGAATCCGTACTGTCAAAGCTAAACTTTAAATAGTAACTACCACCTGAATCTATGATTGGCTCAACGATGGACGGTTTAAGTGGATAAAGAGCTTTGATTTCACCGGTTGAACCATCAAACATAGGATAGATAAATGCATTGTCGTTCATCAACAACGTCGTAATCACCATATAGATAAATTGATAAGGGGTCATGACCTCATTCGGTTGATGCTTTAAAATAAAAGACAGTTTGCCAGATTTCTCTGTAACTGTCTTATCATTCGCTTTCTTTATATATCTTGGTTTTAGTTTTGCACACTGACTTGCTATCCTATCAATCGCAATCTTTACGACATCTGATTTTGAGATGTTATTTCCAAAGCTTGTAAGTGGTAGATTTATTTCATTTACAAATTTAAAGGTCTCAACTGAGCCCTGTTTTTTCTTTCGTTTGAATATGGCCATATAGACCTCCTTAAAAACTATTCAAAATGCTTACACATTCGTTTTTTAATAACTTCTACTTGATCCTTAGGTCCTTCACTTTTATATGTGAATAACCTTTGATTATCAAGCTTTCTCCATTTAAGTTCATTTTTGGTTGTTGTATCATCTAGGCTTTTATAAATGTGGGCTTTAAACTGAGTTCCATTTACTTCAAGCATTTTACAAACATACATATAGCCAAATGCTAATCTATCACTAGCTGCTTGTTCGTTAAGCAATATATTGAGTCGTTTATTATTGATAACCGATGGATATATGACACTTCTAAAATTCATCTTATTAAAAAGATGATCGACAATAGCATTAGATATATAGTATCTATTTTTATTCCATTTTGTAATTTCTCTGGTGAACTCAGTATATAAGAAATTCGATGAGATCCCCTGTGCAATTCTCATAATAGGATCTTCTTTTTTATCGTTTTTAGTAATTCCTATTACACATGTTCTCTCTTTTGAGTGAGAGCCACCATTTTCTAGCAATTCAAAACATCCAAGCAAGAAATAATCATTCTCTTTTATTCCTGTCTCATTTATAGCTGTTACAGGATCCAATGCCGCATAAAGCACTGGCTTTCTTTTCATATTTCCCCTTCCCATTTCAGTTAACTCAGCTGGTGGCATAAAAATATCCTGAGCTGATAAATTATCGAAATTAATTAAAGCATTAAGTTTTCTTGCCCTAAAAAGAAACAATCTATCAATTTCGACATAAGAAATTATAGTAGGTGTAATTATCTCGCTAACCGTTTGTTTTATATCTTCATAATTGTCATCTATACTTTCTTTACTTAAAAACTTAGAAATCATCTTGACTTTGCTCTCAATATCGTTAATATCCATTTGAATCACCCACATAAATTATAACATATTCTCATATTCAATCTTGTATCTATTAAGAACCGAATATGCAATGATAAGTGCTACAGCTCCATCAATTCTTTTATATTTACTACCAAGTTTTGATGGTTGAATGTTTCCATTAATATCTATCTTAGCTTGGGTATTCGATAAATTCCATTTCATTATTGGATTATTGTTGTATATCACATTACCGTTTTTTAGATCTGCTTCTAATTGTTTCATCGGTTCTGATAAGGAATATATCCCTTGTCTGACCTTTTCCATTTCAAAACCTAAATCTTCCATTTCTTTAGTCCAGTACTGACTATTCCAGGGATCATACCCAACCCATAAAGGTCTAATCTCATATGTTCTAATCATCATTAAAAACCACTGTGTAACTAGTGTGAAGTCATTTTGATTACCTTCAGTTACTGTAATCAATCCCCTTTGAACCCAAATATCATATGGTACGTTATCCTCTTCTTTTCTGCGCTTAATAACTTCACTCGGCATAAAGAATTGTGGAATAACATACTTCTTACCATCTTTTATCAATAATAATAGAGCAACTGTAAGGTCAGTTGTCGATGATAAGTCAACACCTCCAATGGCGTAACTGTTTCTTAGCTCATTGATATCATAGGTTGCTTCATTATTTAGATCATTATATGTTAACCATGATCCTTGTTCTAATTGTTTTACGTTGAAATCTTTACAAAGCATCGTAACTCGTGTAGCTAGGTCGTGTCTGGATTTATTCATTAAATCCTCAAGGTAGGAGTAAGTCTTTACAGTGCCTAAGCTTGGGTTACTTTTTTGCCATGTATTCTTATCTTCATAGATTTCATTAATTGAGTCTTGAGTATATAACCAAGGAAGTACTCGTTCATCGTCAATCTCCCCTTTGATCATCTTTCTAACATAATCAAGTTTACTATCTAAGAATCCACCTACTGTATTACCTTCTGTTGTAATAATAAAAATTAGTGGTTCTTCTTTGGTTGATTGACTTTGTTTTATGGCATCATAGACTTTTGAATCAGTCATTTCATGAACTTCATCAATACAACCAACCTCAATATTGTAGCCATCCTTATTTCTTGATTGAGCAGATAGTTTCTTTATTTTGTTTTTGGTTTTTGGCGAGTATATGTGGAAGATATTTTTTTTACTTCTTTTTTCATTGGATAGAGCTTTTGAGCCTTCTCGCATATTATTGATTTCATCAAATAAGATGTTAGCTTGTTCTGAGGTATTAGATGCACATACAATATCGACACCACCTTTTGATAGAAAGAATTCTGCCAGATCTATGCCTGCAATAAATGTTGTCTTACCATTCTTTCTAGCTATGAGTAGTATTACTTCATTGAATCTTCTTAGATTTGTTTCCGCCATCTTAAATCCATAGGCTGCTTGAAGGATTGCTTTCTCCCATAGTTCTAAAATAAATGGTTCACCATTAAATGGACTCTTGGTATGTTTACAAAAAGTTTCAATAAACTCGATTCGAATATTCCCAGGACGTTCATCAAAAATGTATCTTGGGTTATCAATATCTTTAATGAGTGATTCTAAGACTGTCAATAGTTCTTTTCCAACTATGATATTTCCCTTTTGAATCTCATCATAATATTTAATTAAATAATTCATTATGACATTCTACCAATGAACTTGTCAAAATCATCATCTTCTTCAATAATGTTTTTACCCATTATTGAATTAAGTGTTTTGATGACTGTTCCATATGAATTCACTAGTTTTGTATAATACTTCGCTGCTTCAGTTTGTCTTTGAGCACCTTTATTTGATATCTGAATAGCTCCATGTTTTCTTATTTGGTCCTGAAGGATTCCAAGTTCAATCTTCATAAATGCTGCTTGTTCAATAAGATTGTCAACCAGTTTTGTTTTTGTTTCATCAACCGATGAAAAAAGCGACCGAAGTCGCTCATATTCAACTTTCACTTTATTCATATAGCTCATTACCTCGCTCATTCAGTATAGTGATATTTGATTTTGTGTAGTATTTTTAGTATAATATAGTTAGAGGATAACTCTAAATATTACCAAGAAACTGACCATACAGGTAAAAGGCTTTTAAACTGAGAGAACAGGTCAAACTCGAAAGAAATCACTACTCATCGACAGAGGTAAAAACGTCGGACATAGAACTAGAAACTGACTAGGTAAAAAAAGGTATGTCGGGTAATGCAAAGTTAAATTTTTGCATTGCTTTTTGTTTTATCAATGCATAACCTCTAGAAAAAGGTGAAATGCTGTGAGTCTAGATTCTTTAAGAGTAGTGATTTCTTTAATAGGTTTATTGGTCTCAATTCTCAATCTATTACTTAATTGCAAGAAGAAAAAGTAACTGTAAATTAACAATGTTTAGTTGAAATGAATAATTCAATTCAAACATTGTTTTTTTATTGAAAAAAGCCACTATAGTGACTTTATCCTTTTTTGGCAACATGATTCAAATATAGTGCTGCTGATACTAAAAGTTGTATCTCCTTGAATGGCATATGATAATCTATTTCTACATAATCATCAGCCAATACTGATTTGAATATCTTCAATTGTTGAAATCCCCATTCAACATTAGACTCAGTATTTGGATCATATGGACTTGATTGATCGAAATTATACACATTAGGACCATACTCTTCAATCAAATACAATCTGATTTTTTCTAACATATAATGGGCCATTGGAATATCAGTCTTCCATTGAAAACTCAAAGCAGACATAAATACATGATTGTAATGTGAGTCATCCATTATCTGGTACAAGGCTATAAACTCACTAATCGCAGTTATAATAAAGTCTTTCAGCTTATCAACAGCATTCTGATTTTTCTCATTTGATGTTTGATATTTTAAAGTATAGATGATCTCATCAATGTAGTTAATAAGTGAGTCATCATATCTTCTAACCGCTGCTTGTTTTAAATTTGACAACGTTTGAATTGGATCTTCTAAAATTTCTATAACATCACTAATTTGTTGATCATTATGATTTGTAACCTCTTCTTGTAGATAATCATTTAAGTAATCAACTAAATCGTATCTGCTCTCAACAAACCTAATGAGCTGCAACTTAGGAATTCTAATAGTATTCATATCATTCTCTTCTATCGAGGAATAAACACTAATGGTGATATAGTTTTCCTGAAATAATGAATGGTTCATTATGTACGGTGAGTATTGGGTTTCACCCTTTTTCACATATGGACTTGCATGCGCAGTTTCAATTGAATGGGCAAATGATAAAGCTCTTAGGTGTTTAAAGAACTTATTATCTGTTCCTCGTCCATCGCCTAGTTGATTAAATATATCAATTTTATCTTTTAGTGGATTATCAATTCCTAGCTTATCAAAGAGCTTATTAATTGATTCAACAATAATATCAGTATGAACTATAAATAAAATTAAATTATCAGTTGAGCGGGTATCTTCAGCAAGAAAATCATGAGCAGTTAGAGATTTTATTGAGTCGTCTATCCTATCCATAAATGCACAGATTAAGTTCCAATTATTGGCGTGCTTTTCATCTCTATAAAAAATGGGTGATGAATTAATGAGTTCTCTAAACCTATTTATTTTGCTTTCATCTAAAAAGGGTTTCATATTCTGCACCTAAATTCCAAATTTTCAAAAAAATTGCCATCCATTTTTTAAAAGCCCACCCATGCGGTACCCTGGGTAATTATTTCAATATTAAGAGGGGGGGTTATAGTTTTTTATAGCATTAATTCTTAATTCTAATGACTTTCTTCGAACTATTTCAAATTCTGAATGTGCATCTGCTTGCATGTTAGAACGTGTAATTAAATACTCTAACGATTTTATGAATGTATTTTTATTTTTCATAAGTTTTACTGCCTCTAAATCAGCTTCATGTTCATGTTGATTAACCTTACCCTCGTTAACCTCTTTTACTATTTCTTCATAGGATAGATTCGAATATCCTTTTCCATTCTCTATGCAAATAACATGACCAACTTCATGGGCAATGTACCATCTGAATGCTTGCTCATCCATCCTTTTATAGGTCTCATAATCAAATATTATTATATATTCTTTCTTATCCTTTGATTCAGTTTGTGCAATTAAAGGTATCTTTGTTTCATTCATATTTTCATCGGTGCCTTCTATAACAGCAAGTACAATATTTTTATCATTGTATTTAATATAACCAATCTCAAATACGTCGTATTTTTCATCTTTTGAAACTCTTATCTCTATTGTTCTTTCAAAACTTGAATAAAATTCTGCTTTGAGATTTCCTATATTAAAGTCCTTAACATTCAGTGTTTTCACAAGATTGGGTCTCCTTTTTACTTTGTTTTATTATACCAGTTATACTATGAAATTCCCATCGGAATCAAATAATACTTCTTTCTTTTTAAATCTTTCATGTTCTTCATTATGACAATCCCTACATAACAACTCCAGATTATCTTGATTCAGACTTATGTTGGTGTCATTGACATTATCAACTGTTAACCTAATCTTATGGTGTACCTCTTCACCAATTGCACCACACCGCTCACACTTGCCCTGTGTGGCGTTTGTTTTGATATTGCGAGCAACAAGCCAAGCCTTCGATTTATAGAACCTGTGTAGCTCTTTTGGTTTTCTCATAAGATTCACTTAGTTGTTTTGCTTTAGCGTCTACTTGTTCCCAAGCAACATCAAGATCCACACGTCCAATATGTCCATAAGCTGCTAAGGGTTTAAACTTCACCTTGTCCAGGTTTAATTCTTTGATAATACTTGATGGTGTAAAGTTGAAGTTCTCTTTAATCAACTTCAATAGAACCTCATCCGAAGTAACCCCTGTTCCAAAGGTATCAACCGATACACTTACTGGGTTTGCTACTCCGATGGAATAGGACACACTAACTTCGCACCTGTCTGCCAAATTAGCCGCTACAAGGGCTTTTGCTACAAATCTAGCATAGTAAGCCGCACTGCGGTCTACCTTGCTCACATCTTTGCCAGAAAATGCACCACCGCCATGTTTAGCATAACCACCATAGGTATCAACAATAATCTTTCTACCTGTTAATCCAGAATCTCCATATGGTCCACCAACGACAAAAGCACCTGTTGGATTGATTAAGACTTGAATGTGAGAAAGATCTTCACCGATGAGTGGTTTCAATACTTCATCTAAGATTATCTCTTTAGCATAATCTAATTGAATGCCATGTTTTGTTTGAGCAGACACTACGATTGTTTCATATGCAATCGGTTCATCGTTCTCATAAACAACAGAAACTTGACACTTACCATCTGGTCCAAACACGTGGCCATACTTTGCCTTTCTAAGCTCGTCAATGCTTCTTGCGATGTCATGTGCCACTACGATTGGTAAAGGCATTAATTCAGGCGTTTCTTTGCAAGCGTAGCCAAACATTAAGCCCTGATCACCTGCACCTTGTTCATGATCATTCGTATGATTCACACCAAGTGCAATATCATCTGATTGTTTGGATATCTTTTCAATCACATCGAATGGATCATCATATCCGATTTCTTTTAATGTGTCTAGTACCACTTCTTTATAATTCACTGAAGCTTTAGATGTGACCTCACCAAAGATAAAAACAACATCATCTTTGATGGCTGTTTCTACTGCTACTCTTGCATTTCTGTCTTGTTCTAAATGTGCATCTAAGATTGCATCACTAATTTGGTCACATATTTTATCTGGGTGTCCTTTAAAGACAGATTCACTTGTTATAATTTTCATTTGTTATCCTCGCTTTAAATAGTTAAAAAGGAAGCTTGCTCGCTTCCTTAGTTTTCTGTTTTGTTTTTGATGAGTGGTATGAATGCTGCATACCTTGCGTAATGATATCCTTCACTTTCAACCAGGATACCAAAGTCATGTTTATCCGATGTGACTAACAAGCAGTGAAATATACCTTCCTTATCGCAATACATCAGTTCTAGATGTTCTTTGATGAAATCATAGTCGTTTAATGGGTCTCTGATGAATCCTTCAAATACTTCACTTTCTAGGATTATTGTTTTTTCGACTATAAATTCGTCTTGAGGGATAAGTTCCTCTGGTGTTGGTTTTCTTATAAAATTTACTTTCATGTTGTTTCCTCGTCAATTCTCCATGCTGTATAAACACTTCTATAGGTGCAATCCCAAATGTCTAGTATGACACCATCTTTACAAACACTAATATGTCCTGCCATCTTTAATATAAACGTTCCTTTTGGATGTAGTTGTGCAAAGCCTGTACCTTTAATCCTGGGTTCACCCTTAACCGCTTTAAAAATGTATCTTGGTCGATTCTCTAAATACTTATAGATAAACTCTGTATCCTTGTAACTGGTGAAACTCCATTCACGTTTTTTCTGATTGAGTTCTCTTCTTGTTTCCATGTAGTCTTTATCAAATGCTGTTGAAATTGCTCTGACCACACAGTCACCAGTTTTGATGCCTTTGGGATGTCTGTTGTAATAGTTATACATGCGTATCCCACCCTTCGTTTAACCACTTAACAAGTTCTTTAACTGAGTCCGTTGAGAATACAACTTTTTCATAGTGTGTTAATCGTTCATAGACTGTGTACGTCTTATCATGCCATGGCGAGTTAAGTTGAACGACAATCAATGTAACATCGGATTCTAAATCTGCAATTCTAAAATCATCATAAAGACTACCTTGAAGTGGACAATTGTTCTTGAACCAGACATAACTGTTATCTAGATCAACCTTGCCGCCTGGTTTAATTTGCTTGATGATATTGCCCATGCGTTTGGTTTTATTCTTTAAACTTGAGTCTTTACAAAACCAATCGTACCAGCCAGCTTTGATTTGAACTTTTACATCACTTGATTCAAAGCTTCCACTATTGAACGCTTGAATCCAATCTTTAAGCGGTTGTTGTTTTTCCATCATCAAATCCTCCTATCTCACTTTTTCTAATAAATGCGGAGTATCTAGCATAATTCGAACCATCTGCCTGTACTAGGATTCCATAATCTAATGCTTTAGTTGTTACTAAAATTGCGTGCCACACGTTTTTGCTGTCTGTGTACATTAAATCCTTGTGAGCTTTTATGAAATCATAATCGCCAAGCATATCATCTAAGAACTTATTAAACTGTCTTTGTGATATCTCGACAACTTTCTCAACTACAAAATCATCCTGTGGAATAATCTGTTCTTTGAATGCTCTCGTTTCAAATTTGACTTTCATCGCTATTGCCTCTTTCCTAACCTTTTTTGGTTACTACTATATATCACTCTAAAGGCATCAAATAGCAAGTCAATTCGACATGATTTGCTCACTATAGTGACAATATCTGAAAGTCGTTGATTTGGCTAAGTAGTATCTCTTTTCCATTACGAATGAGATAACAATCATCAAGCGATACTTTGTACTTTAAATAGCGTTTTACAATCACGTCCACAAATCGTTCATCCAGTTCCATGATTCTTGCTCTTCTTTGAAGCTGATCAGATGCGATCATGGTTGATCCAGAACCACCAAATAAATCTAAGACTATCTCATTCACTCTAGATGAGTTTGCGATAGCTTTACCGACGAGTTCTAACGGTTTCATTGTAGGATGTTCTTCATTTCGTTTTGGTTTGTTATATTCCCAGATGGTATCTTGAGTACGGTCATCCACAAAGTAATGAGCAGCACCTTCTCTCCAACCATAAAGAATAGGTTCATGTCGCCAGTGATAATCTTGTCTACCTAAAACAAGTGCATTCTTTACCCAGATAAGACACTCTGCAAGTTTATACCCAGCATTCTTGAAAGCATTTCTAAAGTTGATGCCTTCTGTGTCTGCATGACATACATAAATAGCACCACCTGGTTTCGTATGCTCAAACATATTCTCAAAGGCTTTATAAAGAAAAAGATAGAAGGTATTATCTTCCATCTTATCGTTCATTATTTTTCCAGCTGTACCTTCATAATCGACATTGTATGGTGGATCTGTAAAAACTAAATCTATCCGATCATCTTGGATCAGTTTCTTAACATCAGTTTTTTCTGTTGAGTCGCCACACATCACTCGGTGATTACCTAAGATATAAACATCACCTTTTTGTGAATAAGGCGCATCTGATAGATCATCTGTTGGATCAAAGTCATCATCGGTTGCATTATCTGGTACATTAGCTTCTAGTTCCTCAAATCCAAAGAGTGACATATCCATTTCAATGTTTGCTAGTTCTTCTTCAAGTTTAGCAAAGTCCCAAGTCGCAAGCTCAGCAGTTTTGTTATCTGCAAGTCTGAATGCTTTGATTTGTTCTTCTGTTAAATCATCAGCAATAATACAAGGCACTTCATCTAGTCCAAGCTTAAGACTTGCCTTTAGTCTTGTATGTCCTGCAATAATGACATGATCTTTTGTGATCACAATTGGAACTTTAAATCCAAACTCCTCAATACTCTTAGCGACCGCATCAATTGCAGCATCATTGTTTCTTGGATTGTTTTCGTACTCTTGGAGTACTGATACTTTCTTCATCACGATATTCATTGATCCATACCTCTTCACCTTTTTCTAATCGTTTGGTCATCAGTTCTATTTCTGCTTTTTTCTCGTTATACTCAATACCGAACTTTGTAATGAGTAAATATTTAATCGCTGTGATTTCAGGAAGCGACTGCTTCTTATACTTTGTGATACGTTTTTTAGTACCCGATTTAGTCTCTTCAATCACAGTTTGTGTTTCTTCATATTCAAATCCAACAGCCCGTTGATACATTGCATCGACAAGCTTCTCTTTTAACTCCTCATCCCCATATTGAAATGCTTTGTTCAATTTAGGATGGGCTTTTCTTAACTTAATGAGTGTCTTTTCTGTAATACCTAAGTATTCAGCAACCTGTCTTTGAGTCGCTCTTTTAGATATCATTTCAGATATGGCTTTTAATCTACTATTTAGATGCCCAGATTCTTCCCAACGCTCATACAGATCTAGCATTTTCCCTTTCATTTAATCACTCCAACTGTACAACTGTCATTGCATAAAACTGTAATAGTTTACCAGTTGGAATACTACAAGTATCTCTGCAAAAACAAAAAGGAACTCATTTCTGAATTCCCATTATTTCTAGGCTGGTTTTAAAGCCAGTATTCCATGTTATTTATAGCATATCAAAATAGTCAACTTTTATCTATATGCTTAAAGCATAATCGATAACCTGTATCATTCTTGGTCTTTTCCAACCAATAACAACCTTTAGTTTCATATTGTATTACATTTCTTTTCGTTTCCATTTTGTTAGCCCACATACACAGATTATCGGCGCACATTTTGGTACATATCTATTTATTTTAGTATTAGTATACTTATTACTCTTCTGATGACTCAGACTCAACCACTTGAACATTAAACTCCTCATCTTCAAGGCCAAATTCCTCGAGTATTTTTTCAATAAATAGTAGTTGGTAAACTGTGCTTAAATTTGATTCAATAAATATACCACTATCTTTTATTTCCTGATGTGTTCTTAATAAGTTTTTATCATAAGTAATAGCACATCGTGTTCCAAATGCAGAATAATTGGATTCTGCCAACTTATGTAAAATCGAATCATCTATTTGATACATATTTTCAATCATAGTCTTAGTCATTTGTTTATATGATTTTACAAAAAACTTATCTCCCATGAAAGTAAAACTAACCGGTTTTGTAGAGACCAATTTTTCTTTTTCAATCAAAGAATAGGAATTGCCATTGTTGACTTCATAATCAATTACATTTTCTGCGTTGTCAATGTGAAATATCTCTAGTAACCTGTCTGCTAATTTCATGGCTCTATTTATTATTTCTTCGAGACTCCAATTAGATGCTGATATTATAGATTCATTAAGTTTGTTAGCTTTAGAATGGTTCTTGATAATGGATTTCTTATCATTAAAGCTTTTCTGACCAAGCTCACTATTATAACCTGTAATTGTAAGGTTCCCTAGAGTATGCACATACTTACTCCATATATCTTCTGCATTTTCTCCTAACTCATGTAACCAAACTTCATTCAATGTTTGAGGTAATATATGTTCTATAGTTAACGTCTTTACATCCAAAGTTTCATTACTATTGTTATTTTCTATTGTAGTAAGTAGCATCTTACATAGATTTTTTTTCTGGTACAGATTACCATTAATTAATGAATTCTTAAACTCATCATCAGTTGGCACCCTATCTTTAGTATTAAGTTGCATAAAAAAACTTAATATTGAATCAAAATAATGACTCTTATGCGTTTGATCTTTGAAAATCCTATTGTAAAGTGTTTTATAAAAACCTCGTAAACTGTTAGAAGGTACACCCGTAATGAGTCTTCTTACAGAATAAACTATAAAAAAGTTGAGTACTTTTCGAATTTCAGATTCATCAATAAGGTTCTTATCAAAATCCTCAAAAACAGGAAGTAAAAATGGATAGATTGTACTTTGGTCTATTAACCTCAAATCTGACATAAAACCATTAATCTCTGGCGAGAATTTATTATCTTCCATTATAAAAACAACGTATAAATTTGCGTAGTATTTGAGATCCATTAGCATGGAAGTTTTGTTAAAACCATTTTTCATGTAATAATCTTTAAATTTATCATAAGTGTTTGATTGTGATATGTTGTCTTTTGTTTTAAAATTCAAATAGTCTGTGAAAAATCCTGTTAATGAATTTTTACCTAGTAACTTTTCTATTTTTAACCAATAATCTTCATAAAGTTTTTCTTGGTTGATCTCATTCATCAGTAGAAAATTTCTGATCAAGTCAGCAATTGACAAATCTAAACCTGTAGAATTAATGCTTTCAAAAATTGTTTGAGGATCATCCCCTTTGTCAACATCTAAAATTATCTCTACAACTTCTAGCTTTTTTATACCATAGAGTATGTCACTTAGTGATAATCCTTTTGCTAGCTCAACATCAATTGCTTTAACAAAGTACAGGTAATTTTTTGTAATATTTGAATCTGTACTCATCTCACTATTTTGATTTTTCATTAAAAATGTGAAGGGAACATTATCCGACTTAACTGGTTTTAATTTAATCTTTAAATCCTCACTATTATCTTTACTGAATAAATAGTCAGGAATTTCCGATACTAGCTTAAAATCTGATATCATTATTGCTTTATCTAAAATCGCCTTTAATAGCAAGAGAACTGTTGTTATTCTTTGCTGTCCATCAATAATGATGTCTTCATCAAACTTACTCGAATGATATCCGCGAATATAAACTATTGTTCCTGTGAAGTGTTTTTTATCTAACTTATAGGAATTAATGATATCATCAAACAGTTTTTTACAATTTGTTAGAGACCAATCATAATTTCGTTGATAAACAGGAATTATAAACTGTCTCTTGGGTTTTTCGATCAAGTCTTTTACTAACCATACAGAATCTGCTCTCATGTAAATAGCTTCCCCCTTTTTTACATAAATATGAAATAAAAAAATAAAAAAAGATGTTATACATTATTAGTATAACATCAAGAAGTAAAAATACTCTGACAAAATAACATGAGGTATTACTAAAACTTATTAAAAAATCACTTTATAATTTTTTCCCAAGAAACAGCAACTCATTTACCTTCTCTTTTTTATTTCCTTTACGACTTTCAAAATTAATGCTTTCAATTTTAACCAACTCATATTTAGAAAAGATACTTTTATCAGCAAAAAACTCGCTAATAGTATTAATAGTACCTTCAATATCTTTTTTTGTGTGGTTTGACTCGCTATCTGAGTAACTTAATACTATATACTTCGCTTTTGATTTCTTTATCAAAGAAATCAATATTTCTACAAACCCTTTAATATTAAAACTGGTATAGACGAGTTTCTCTATTCTGTTTTCACCGGATGCTCCAACAATACCTTTTTCAAATGCATTAATATCTTCAATGTTGTGATATTTTGCAATAGTGTTTAATAGATGATAATTTGAATCATATTGACGCCAATTATATGGTGGATCTAGGTACAGAACATCTGCAACTTCATTTACTATTGTTTTAGTTGCATCTTCTTGGAGTATTTTAACGTTTGTTCTATTAAAGCTTAATTCAGGTATATAAAGACGAAACTCTTGTTTAGTATTGGCTCTGTAGTCTTTATAAAAAGCTTGATATGTTGCACTGGTATTAGAAAAAATTGTAACAGATTCTATTAATGCCGTTAATAGAACATAAAACTCATTTTGTTTTAGTGCTTTTTTCATAAGCCAGTACTCTAATGTGTTAAGAATAACGTCAATTCTATATGCATGATCCTTGCTAAAAAATTTTCTACTACCTGCTAAATTTGGTTTATTTATAAGTTTTTGTAAAATTTGAAGATCTCGATTATTTGTAGATATCATAAATTTTTCTAGCTCTATTAAATATTTTATATCATAAGGATATTTGTAAAATTTATCGATTAGTCTCCATTCATTTATTCCATCGGTTCTTAATCTTCTTTTAATGTTTTCTAGTGTCTTCTTATAAACTAAATTGATATACCTGGCGTTGCCTCCGAATTCAGTATAGTTTTTTGTAATAAAATTATAAGGTTCAAATATTGGGTCGTCATAATCATTTTCACTGGCAAAGTAACTTAAATAGACTAATACAATATGATAATTTGAATTATTAATCTTTTTTATAAACTCTTTTGTAAGAACATTTTTATTATCAGAAAATATTTTTTTTAGAGCGCTTTTGAAAACATCAGTATTTTTAAGTTTCTCCAATTGTTCATTAAACTTACAAAAATCAAATAGTTTCTTAAACTCAGGTAATCCAGAATTTTCTATGTAACATTTTCCTAATACGTATGATAAATCATTTATATCATTGCTTATTACATCGAATCCATTCTCTTTAAAATATCTCCCAACATTAGTTGTTCCAGAAAATGCGTCAATCAAACTGTTTATATCTTCATCAACAAATTCAACTACATTTTTATATATTTGAGGTAAAATTTTATCCTTATTACCCATGTATTTTTTCATTTTAAACCTCGCATCTTATAATTAATTCATTGCCTTTTACTTTATTGGGCTGTTGACCAAAATTTCTATATAGGTAGTCAATTTCTTTCACAATCACTTTTTGATAATATTTTTCGCAAATTTCTTTGATTTCACTTTTACTCAAAATACATTGTTTAGTATCCGAATAACTAATTACTAAACTCTTTCTGGCAGTTCTGCACAAACTAATCATGGTATCAAACTCATCATGTGCTTTAGATTTTATGCCAAAAGGAGACTGATATCTATCAGTTCTGTATCTACCATGATACTCTGTGTCAGGATAATCATATTTTACTAGTGTCTCTAAAATGTGATAGAAACGTGAGTAATGTGCATTAGTATAAGGTGGATCTATGTATATGACATCAACTTTATTCATAATATGGTGGTTCTTTTCATAAAACAATTCCTTGTAGTCATAACATAATGACAAATTGTCCCCATAATCAGAAACAATGAGATTGTTAAACTCAACTTGCTTATCTTCCATCAAGGTCTTTATAGAAAGACTTTTTTTAGTTACAATTTTTTTTACTTCTCTTTTTAGCATTTTATTATCATCTATCTTAAATTGTTGTGGTTGTGCAAAATGATCACCAACTGAAGTAACAATATTATTGAAGGCGTATATAAGTAACGAAAGATAAATATAATATTCTGTATCTGTAATCAGCCCCATAGTTTTGTTCTTTTCTAGAGAATATCTAAAACTATCAATAAAAACTGCTTGTTCAAGGCTAAAATAAGGTGTTGTATATTTCAGTGTAAATAGTTCATAGAAACTATCACTATTGTTTTTTTGCAGTTTTAGATATCTTTTTCTTGAGAAAAAGGATTCAGTCCCTTTGAAAATCGGATGAACATAATCCATTTTATCTCCATTTACATGAGGTGTCTTTTCATAAAATAATTTGTATTCTTGTAACTTTTGATAATCGTCTAGATTATCTAATAAATAGCTAATTAGATCCTTTTCGTATTGTAACTGTTTACTGAAAATACCTGAAAGATAATTATAATTATCCCTAAATGAATTAGAGTTAATAATGTTATTTACATCAATTTTCTTGTAATCAAAACTCTTGTCAATTTCAATCAAAGCTTTACCTACTACATAGCTGTACTCTTGTATATCATTTACTACTACATCATTATTAGCGCTTAGTCTTTGTGCTACTATTGTTGAGCCAGCAAACATATCTAGAACAGTACCTCTATTAGGCAATAAATCTTCTACTTCCGAGCTAATTAGATCTAGTAATTTAGTCTTTATTCCCAGATATCGTATTAGTATATGAATCACTATTCCCACTTCCCATTTATCATTGCATTTTTATGCTTACTCATATATTTGCTTTTTTGCTCTGATAAGTCAAGTACAATATCTCTGTTTAGGCCGAATGCCTTAATATTTTGATCATTGAGTTTATCAGAAATCATTATTCTACCATCACTATCAAAACTAAATGCTCTTATGTCAAAAAGAAGATCATGATTAGGACAAAGTAATAGACCATTATTAGGATCTACTTTTTCTTGTGCAGTTGATTTTTGCCATGGCAAAATATGAGAAGCTATTAGATATTGTTCACCTATTATATTGCATCCTGGTATTGCACACTTACAAACACCATCTATCTGTGATTTTTTAACAAGGAATCTTTTAAATCTATTTTGTCCTCGACGACTTGATGTTGTTGTAGTTACATTGTGTCCTTCATGAACAACTGTATCAAGTTCCTCTAGTTCTACTGAAGTTTCTTCTTCAACATCAGAGGCAACAGCAGCCACTTGAGGAGTTACATTAAGTTTTATGCATTTAACAAACTCTTCTCGCTCATTAACATCAAATGATATTAAGAAATCCTTAAAGACTTGAAGCTCACCAGGCTGATATGAAAGTATTCTTGTGAAATTATCTGAATCGAGTACTCTTAATTTATCTGATACCAGATTCATAAATTGATCCACCAATTCCTCATAAATTAGAGTTGTTGAATCAAGCTCAAGAACCACTCTAAATAATGAAAATAGTAGTGCTTCAATTTTTATTGCACTGCTTTGTAGAGATCTGATGCGTTTTTTTACAATTTCATATTGATTATCGATTTCATTTTTCATGAACTCATTGAATTCCATCTCATCGGAATTATAAATATCCAAGTATAGATCCAATAATTGTGGGTCACTATAAAAAACGAATACTCCGTATGAGGGGTTTGACAATGATATATTATCTGATGTTAATAGTATTCTTAAATATTCATCAAAGTTGCTTAAGACCCTATCTGGAAGAGAATCTATAAGATATTGTGAACCTGACAAAAGATTATAATTGCTTCTTAAGCCAAGTGTAAAAATAAAAAGCGTTTTAAGAAATGATGATTGGTCAGGAAAAACGGTTCCAATTTTCAATAACATATTTGCTCTTATACTTATTTCGCTATCAGTTATATCATCAGAATAAACACGCAAATCCCTACAAACCTTATACTTCTGATGATGATCCGTCCCAATGTTATTGTATATATCATTATAGTATTTATAATAAGTGTTTAGTGTTTTTATGTTTGTATTCAAAATCTGATACACACGCTTATTAACACGCGAAGTACTTGTAAATTCCCTCGATAAATCCGGCGAACTGGATAGAATGTTTAATCTATTTTTAAATTTTTCAAAAAGATTCATAGTGTTTCCTCCAATGCTAAACATAACATATATTATATCACGATTAACTATTTTTCTCTATACACCCATGAACTATAATTTCTATTAATTAATGCGTTCATAGAATGAGCTTTTTTTAATAACTATTGTGTATCATGGTATTTATAAATATCAAAACACTTCAACTCATACTTGATTTTGAATCTGATTTAATTTTATAACAAATCCATAATCTAATGATATCTTCTTTCTTTTGGTTGTATGAACTCCTTTTAATCCCTAATTCTCTAAGAATTACTAACACATTACTTCTATCAATATGTGAATCAAGAATAATCTTTTGCTCCTCTTTAAGTGTGTTTTTAAAATCTTGATATTTCATAATTACTTGATTACTCTTGTTTATTTCATCCTCAACCTGATTAATCTTGTCTATCCAGTATAAAAGATTCTCATCACCTTTCTTGTCTGAAGTACCAGATCCAATCTGATCATATGAAATCCCATGGTACCCTATAAGCTTAACTTTGTAATAATCTAGTTTTTCGAGTAGCTCGGGTAGTTTTCTTTTAGATCGTCTTAATTGATCTATCCATTTATAAAACGAGTTGTTTAAACCAGTCTTCGATTGATTCATGGCTATTCTCCCTTCTTCGTTGAAACATCTCTAGATTATTCATTAAAGACTTCCGCATGAAACTAAACTTGTCATCAATTTGTGTTTCAGCTCTTTTTGAATAACTTACGATATAGTCTGTTGCTGCTAAGACATCATCAAATCCATAAATTGACACTGCTTCATCAAACAGCTTATTGTATTTACCAATTTCTAATGTCCCATCTTCTATGTATTGGCTCCTAATGATTGCCTTTGTGATGTAATGATAGTTAGGAAGAGAATATACCCCTTTATCCTTTTTATCCTCTTTATCTCTTTCTTTTTTCTTTTCTTTTTCTTTTTGTGTACTTTTGTATTCAATAACCTTAGTTGAAGTGTCATTATTGTTATCAATAACATTACTTGAAGTATGATTATCGCTATCAATAACTACGGTTGAAGTCGAATTATTGTCTACATTAACTTGTGGCGTTTTTTTATAGAAATTATTCAACTCAAGCATCGTATGTTGATCCAACAACCAATACTTTTGATGTTCAATCCCACGTCTACGCCTTGTAGAGAGCGTAAACTGCCGCTGTATCGCTTTTGAAGTGAATACACCGACACTAAGTAGTTCTTTATCAAATAGCCCGTTAAAACCGGCCCTTAGGATTATTTTCTCAATATCATTGACGCTTGGTGCCCATGCATTACCAATACTTTTAATAAGGGTTTTTGCTGCTTGCTCTGTTGTCATTTCCAAGTAATACCCGTGGGCATAAATCATGGTTAAAAGGCGGATGTATACCATCTCGCCCATCACACCATACATTAAATTTAAATCCGTTATCTTTTCATCTTCAAAAAAACTCACATCGAGTGGGAAGTATTGCAGCCCCATTTTGAACGGTCTCGCCATTATTTTAGTCCTTTCGCATCACAAAAAGCATGCCATTTTTAGGTTTCTATCGATAGCATGCTTCTGTATGTCATTATCTTTTGTTTCCTACGTTTTCCATTTTCATAGCCCTGATACACACATTATCGGCGTAATAAATCATTATTTATTTTTGCTTGTTTTATGAAGCTCATCAATAAACTTTACGAGATTTTCTTTCGATACTCTCCACCCTGGTCCTATCTTAAATGCATGTAGTTTTCCTTTTTTGATATAGGTTGATAACGTTCTTCTTGATACCCTTAATATGTCTGCAACTTCTTCTAGTTTGTAATAATCTCGTGTTGGTTCTTGACGCTTAGTTTCGTTTATCATCTTTTGCTCCCTGGTATTCTTTTAGTATGCGTTCAATAAATGTAATACCACTTCGGTATACATAGGTTCTTTGTGATGTGACTGTACTTCCTTCACTCACAACTTTAGCTTCAACAACTCTAAAATACTTCTTGTCACAATACTCCTGGTGTGGCACATTGGAATCATCAAGGATTCGTTTAGCTCTAAGTATTTTTAAGAGTTCTGTACTTTTTAGACCATGGTATCTAATGACTTCATGAACCATATCTAGGTCTGTCGCACTACCAGTACCTAGTAGACGATCAATATATTTAATTTTTGGTGCATTGAGTTTGAGCTGTGTTTCAACAACACTATGCCTAACCCTTAAATCCTCAAACTCTTCTAAAAATTTTAATGCGACATCTGGATCCTTAAATTCATCGACATTGTATTTTTTGTATTTAATCAAATTTGGTAAAACAGTACGATATAACCAATCACTGATTGCTTCAGCCTCAGTTTTGGTTGATTGAAACATACAACTACTTAAATAGTCAGCGATTATGAAATACTTATTTTTAGACGCTCCGTTTGAGTCTTTTACCTCAAGGGTCTTAACTGCATTTGATGGAATTCTAGAGCGAAAATCGTTGATATTTTTTATACCATAAATATGGGTTAAATCTTTCAAGTTAAAACAGGGTTGATCATCAATGATCGCTGTTCGAACTTTCCCATACCGGTTGTTGTGAAACTCTTTGATCATAATTTGTCCTTTCATTTCTTTTCAATTTTTAGTTGTCTTCATCTTCTTCTTGATTAAGTAGCTTTTGTGCAATAACATGTTCATAAACATGCTGACTTTTGATTTCCGCATGCATATAAATCTCTGTTGTTGCTGGATCTGAATGACGCATAATCTTTTGAGTGTCATCCTTGTTTGCTCCATATTGTCTTGCTAATGTTGCAGTTGTATGTCTTAAACTATGTGCTGTATGTTTATCATCATCAAATCCGATATCTCTAAGTAGATCCTTGATAATACGTCTAATATTTCTGGTTTTCATTCTTTGGCCTAAATACTTAGGTTTATGGTCAACAAATAACGGTTCATACTGGTCGCTCCTTTTCATGATGTATGTTTCAATTGCTTTATTCACTAAAGGCGAGAGTCGAACGAATGAACTCTTCGATGTTTTGCCTTTTCCATGAACATAGAGTATTTCACCGTCATCAATCACATTTAAATCACTAACATCTGCACGTTCGACTTCAACAGTTCGCATCCCAGTTGTTAGCATAAGTAAAACCATAACATAATCTCTGTATTTAATGATGTTTTTATCTGAATTGATTTGAGCAAGTTTTAATAACTGTCTGGATTCACTTTCAGATAAATGCGCACGTTTAAACTTCTTTTCAATCTTTGGACTCTTAATCCCCTCCGATGGATTTGCTCCATGACCGTTCGTATGATACCAACGGTAGAAATTTCGTACCACTACCAGGTGATACTTAATGGTCGTTTCTTCTAGCTTGCGTTTAAAAAGATGGTCACGATAAGCCATAACGTCACTGCGAGTTGGTAAATCAGACAGTGTGTTGGCATAATCCACAAATTGCTGAAGGATCCTTTCATAGGATTGCTTAGTCGTCATACTTACATCGGCATCATCTAGATACTTTTTTGTAAGCTGTCTAAACCCTTCTTTTGATGACATCTTTTCACCTTTCTGTATCAAATTTTTGATTCTATGTTTTTTTGAAAAACAAGATAAATGGCGATTATGTTACCATCTAATTTTTTTGTATTTCTTAATGCCATTAAGCTCTTCATATGAACTTAAATACGAAGCTTCTGCTTTTAGAAACTCTAGTGGTTCCACATGAAGCAATATAATCAATTTAATGACTAATTCAATAGGTAGCCTTTTTCCTCTTTGTCCACCTTCAATTTGCCTGTAATAGACTGCAGAAACGTCAAGTTCTCTCGATAGATACTCAGCTGAATAACCCATTTTGTTGCGATAAACTTTAAGATAGTCACGGATTAATGGCACATGTGATTTCTGTTTTAGGTGCGTGGAATCCTCTTCATACATTTGTTAGTGATTACTCCTTTCTTGCATATTTCACCTGGTGCCTATGATTATAAGTAAAGAAAAGCATTCAAAAAATGACTTATCTACTTATTTGATGAGTTGCAACAAAGAGAGTTATAACTTTCCTATGTTTGCTTATAATTGATACACTCTGTATTAATTATTGTATGCAAAAATCTTGACCAAGCCACATTTGTTGCTCTATAATATAAATAGAAAGGTTAAAGAGGTGAATAATGAACTATCAACTATTATCTGATGATGATTTTAATAATCTTTTCATTAGTGAAAACCTAAAAAGACTAAGACTTGCGAATAATTTATCTACTGTTCAAGTTGCACAAATAATAGGTAAATCTAGACAAGGTTATGTTAACTATGAGTCGGGTGCTAGAGAAATTAGTATTCATGATCTAATAACTCTGTCAGGTTTTTATAATGTCCGAGTAGATGACATTATTGGTAATCCCTATTCAAACAGAAACGAAAAGGCTCTAACATTTAGAACCTTTGAGCATATAGAAGAAAAAATTGTACCATCAGTGCAAATATCTATATCAACCATAAATGATGATATGATCGCATATAAGAAAAGCGATCTTGAAATCGACTTCTTTTGGAGAACTCAAAAGAATCAAAAGAATCGTGTAATGTTATTTGAGTACTACGATAGAGTTTATGTCTCAAAAGTATATTTTAACAAAGACCATGGGGGTTTCTTTTTCATCAATGAAGAGCCTCTATACTTTACAAAAGCTAATGCTGAAAATCTTATCTTTAAAGGTGTATATGCTTCAACACTCAAAAAAGATTTAATCATTGAAAACTTCTTCTAACGATTATGCACTAAGCATATAGTATTGATTTTTCAAATGTGATAAACTGATGTTGGTAAATCAGACGGTTGTTGTCATATGATCAAATTGACGATAGATCCTTTTAAAGGAATTGCTTAGGCGATTCCTTTTTTCTTTGCATCTATATCAATAAAAATGAGTATAATTATTAGTCCAGAAATGAAGTTCAATATAGCTAAGTCAATCGTAGTGAAGCTATTTAATCAAAAACTTATCACTATCGATGAATTTAGTATTATCATCAATAAGCTCGCATCAACCTACGGTATTACAAGCGATCTTAGAAAAAGCAATGATTAAGTCACTAATGACTTGCTATTCATTGCTTTTTGAGTGATGTATATACTAACGAAAGGAGCGGTCAAAATATGAAAAACAAAACCGTAAGAATCATCCAACCAAAGACACATTACACTTTGGATCAAATCAATAATCCAATTACCAGAAAACGAGTATGTGCTTATGTACGAGTATCAACAGACAACTTAGAACAAAAAACAAGTTATGAAGCACAACGAGATGAATATACACAACGAATTACAAAGAATCCAGATTGGATATTTGATGGCATTTATGCAGACGAGGGCATCAGTGGGACTAGCACAAAGAACAGAAAACAGTTTAACTTAATGATCGAAAAAGCACGTGCTGGCCAGATCGATATTATACTTACCAAATCAATATCCAGGTTTGCAAGAAACACTGTGGATGCACTTAACTACATTAGAGAGTTAAGACAAATCAATGTAGAGATTATTTTTGAAAAAGAAAACATTAGTTCCCTAGATCCTAAAGTAGAGTTTCTTCTGACCATCATGTCATCAATGGCACAGGAGGAAGCAAGAAACGTATCAGAAAACGTCAAATGGAATGTTCAACGTCGTTTTAGAGAAGGTGTGCCTATTATCAACCACCAACGCTTCCTTGGATATACTAAGGATAAAAAAGGTGGAAACCTAGTGGTTGTACCTGATGAAGCACAGATTGTTAAACTCATTTTCAATTTATACATTAGTGGTGTTGGTCCAGCTAAAATTGCAAAACAACTCTTTGAGATGGGTGCAAAAACAGGTGCTGGTAAAACAGAGTGGCGACTTTCAACGATTACAACCATTTTAAAAAATGAAAAATACATGGGTGATATGCTGCAACAAAAAACAATAAGCATCGATTATTTGAGTCACACAAGAGTTAAGAATAAAAATCATGCACCTACTTATTATACAGAAAACAGTCATGAAGCAATCATTGATAGAGATACTTTTGAACTTGCACAACGCATTAGAAAAGATAGAGCTAAGGTTAGAATTGGCGAGGATAAAAACCTCTCAAAATATAGTAGAACATATCCTTTAACCGCAATGATTATATGTAGCGAATGTGGTCGAACGCTAAAA